ATGTACAGTAAAACGCGAGCTTGCCTATCTTACCACATTTTTCGTCGTAAGTCCTTTGATAGCAACGACTTACAGCGTCGGCGGCGGCCCCGGCGTCGTAAGTCCTTTCGTACCAACGACTTAGGGCGTTTTTTTTGGTAAACTAGGCAATCTGTATTAAGATGTTTTCAGCACCCTCGACCGCCTGTTCACCACAGTCTTCACATGTATACCCCTGAGCGTCAGGCTCAACGCCGTCATGTTCAGCCCCACATGCTGTACAAAACCCCAAGTAATCATAAGATTCACATGCGGCCATAATTTCATCAATATCAAAAGTAATCATATTTTCCCTTTTATTTTCCAACCGACGTTTAGGCATTCTTCAATAAAGTCACAGATGGTCACTTGTTTTTCTTGAGATTCAAATTCCGCATAGTTATCACGCCATACAGAACCGTCACGCATAACAAAATAATCACCAGTGGTAATTGGTTCATCTGTTCGTAAGTCAAAGAATTCGATTTTAGAACTACCCATGCTTTCTCCTTCTAATTTAAAAAAACAGTGAACAAGTTAAAACTAGGGGAAACCCCTAGTCCCATTGTGAGTGATAGGCATCGGCTTCGGCTTCTGCCCAACCGTCATCGTAACAGGCATCGTCTTCACGGGTGTCCATGAAATCTTCAATCGACGTTTCGACCGAATCCCAACCTTGCGGGGGGAAATCGCCGCCAGCCGCTTCGTGGTCTTCAATCACGTCTTCGATTTCTTGCTCCCGGTCGAGTTTGTCGTGAAATTCGTTCAACTCTTGAACAGCGTCTGCGGTGATGATTTGAGATTCAATCGCGGTTTGGTTATTTTTCATGTCTGAAAGCCTTTTCAAAAAACAAGGAACAGTTAGATTCAACTATTGCATTATAAAGCATCGTCAGAACGTGTCAAGGGAATTTAGGTTATTTTCCTAAAAATCCCCACAAAGAAAATCATGTACATTTGCGTACACCAATTCGCCTCTCAATGCGTAATCTTCGTTCAGGTTTTCCAGTTCCACATCGGTCATTTGACGACCGTTCACGCAAGCCGATTCCACGTAAGCATCGCAGAAGTCAGGAGCGTCAGAAGTGTCAACGTCAGCCAATTCAACGTCGCTGTAAATGTTTTTTGTCATCTCATTTTTCCTTTTCAAAATCAAGTAAACTGTATATTTAAAGTATCGTCGATATACGGATAAAAGTCAACACAATTCGGTAAAAAATTATAAAATAATCAGGAATTTAAATTACGTGCATATCTCGCCGTTTGTACATATCTCGTCATTTGTACATGTTAGCCGATGTACAGCGAATTGCTACTTTACCTATCTTACCAGATTTTTCGTCGTAAGTCCTTACTATCAAACGACTTACGTTCACGGGGCCGCCGCCGACGCTGTAACCCCTTTGGTATCAACGACTTACGGCGTTTTTTCTGTTAAGTTAGGGGGTTTCCAAATCCGCACAACAAACCCCACATTTGTTCACATGTCTGAGTTTCCACATTAATCCCACCATCCATATTAACACAGTACCACTGTTCACTACTGTTACCAAGTTTATCATGCTGTAAACTAAATTTCCAGCTATTTATTCGACATTTTGCCAGTACCTGATTCTCGTATCTGTTTTCGATTCTCTCAGTCATTTTCTTCTCTTTCGGTGTGCGGCCTCACTCGGCCTGATTAGGTTATACGTTCCCGCTTGCGGCTTGTACTTTAGTTAAAAGGGATAATGTCTGTTCAGGTGTGCCCTCATATAGCAGATTACCCTTTAGTGTACAGACGGTGACTGATACCGGACTCCAGTAGTACGCGGTTGTGCCTTGTAATTTTGCCAGTCTTTTTATTTCTGTAATCATGATTACCCTTCCAGATTAACGCGGTTATAGTGTTCAACTGTGCGGTGGTACACACTCGCTAGGTCTGTACCACTAATGACTACGGTATCGCAATCAATCATGTACTGCCCTATACCAGTGTATAGTGAAGGTTCCCATCCCATTGTGAAGCACATTGATATGAGCGTTGCCATCATCTGCCCTTCACCGATGTGGACATTATTGGTTTTCTTACGTTCGCATCGTAGCATGGTCATGTTGGTTGATAGTGACATTGTGTATCCTAGTGTTAGAGTTGTATTGGCTGGGACCGTTTATGTTGTAGGGTTCAACGGTTTCCTGAAATCCATTCCCTACCAGCATTTATCCCGCTGGTCATAGGATTGTCCTGACTATGTATTTCGCATCCATTCATCATCGGCCTTCTTATGGTCGAAGGTGCGGTGTTGACCGTCACTCATTCGCATAGTGAAGTATGGGCGACCGGTTTTCTTGTTTGTGTCAACCTTGACAACCTCGCCATTTCGCAGTTGCGAATTGTAGGGGAAAGACATTGACTGGCCGACGATAGGTTTCAGGATAGTAATCATTGTGTGTTCCTTTCGAGAACGGGTGTTGTGTGTGTGTGTGTGTGTTACGCTGTGTGGACGGGTTGATAGATTGACGCGACTTGTTCGGCACGCTTGCGATTCGCAGCATACTTGATTGTGTTATCCGCGAAGATGATTGAGTAAATCAGGCGACCGTCATGATTGACAAGTGAGATAATTGGTTGAATGTTTTTCATTGTCGCGTTTCCTTTTTTGTTATTGTTGTGGTCTCTCTACCCTATAGTGATTGAGCTTTCTTGTTCACTAGAATCCCTAAGTCGTTGATATCATTAGAGTTAAAGTTTCTGGTGTATCATTATGCTACGGTTTTGATTAGTCCAAAACGTGAAAACTAGGGATGATTACCTACGCTCAAAAATAAAGATTTATTCCCATATTGGTCGTAAGTCGTTGGTATGTATGAGGTTAAAACTTTCCGCTTTCTTTTGGAATTCTCTCTCGAATTGCTTACCTATCTTAACCTGTACAGCGGAGGTCATTGTCCTATTTGAAAAGCAGTACATATGGTGTGTACATTTGATAGGATACACAATGGTCCTTTTTGACTGGTCAAAACTTTATAATGGTTAATTCTTGGCATGAAACATGCTACAGCGCTGGCAGGGTGGGTTTTTTCGTTCTGTGAATAAACCCCGTATCTTGCCTAGATTACGGCGGGTGGTCCACTCACGACATCGACATCCCAACACAAAACGTCTAACCAAAACCAGCACCATAAGGTAACATAAAACAATACAAGTAACAAAACCTCATAAAGTATAAGGATGCGGCAAAAATAAACAATAAGTACATCCTAAACCCCCCATATCAATGAAGCAAAAGCCCCCATTATGTACAAAATGGTACTAATAAGTGTGTAAAAGTAGGAGAAAATAGTGTATTATGTTAGTGTAGGGCTTACATAAATAAATTTATGACCCCTCCCCTAACTTTAGAAACATAAGGAAACATATTATGACAGAACAAGATAAAGCACAGCCCGTAAGTTCCGTATTAAAAGCGGTAGCGAGTAAAGACCTAGATGAAAAGGTCAAAGCAGAACTAGAAATAGAAGACCCCGAAGATAAGGAAGCTATCGCTTCCCTCTTACATAAGAAAGCTATGTCGGAGCCAGCTCCGTCTGAGGTGGACCATGACTAAGAAGAATAAAATAATCCCCCATTGGTCCTCTTCTAATCTATGTGAGCATTCATATAATCGAGAACCCCTATCAGATACGATAGAGAAATATGGGTTCCACAAGATACTATACAGAGTTAAGCCCAGACCCATTCACTATAGCATACAGTTATTGGGGTTACGTCCAAAAGACCTGCCCATATCAAATCCTAGAAGGTGGAAAATATATGAAAATTCCCCCTAACCACACCGAGGAACAAGTCCTCGCCCTTCTAGATAATATCGCCAATCGCTTTAAGATGAAATACCGATTCGATATCCACGATGAAGATGACATATATCAAGAAGCCTATGTGCTTGCGTGGCAAGCTCTTGATAAGTACAATGGAAACCACCCCCTAGAAAACTTCCTAACAACTCATGTCTCAAATCGCCTCAAGAATTTCAAACGCAACAACCTGTACTATAAGCAAGAGCCAGGAATAGATTCATCCAAACAGGAACGTGCCGAGTGGAATGAGCGCTACCTATCCCAAAAACGCATCTTTGAGGCCATAACTATAGATAGAATCCGCGACGAACATGAATCCAACATGCGACGCCCATCTGACTCAGAGAATGTGCTGTACTATAAACAGGTCGCCCAATGTATTGATAAATTTCTTCCTTCTGAACTCCGCATAGAATATTTGAAGATGAAAGAGGGAATAAATATACCAAAGCCCAGGAGAGAATATGTAATGGGCGTACTTAAACAGATATTAGAGGACAATGGCTATGGGCCTTAAAACCGGCAGACTAAAGAATGACGAAAAGAAATATATTATTGACAATGTGAAACATATGGACTATGTAACAATTGCAAAGGCGCTTAATAGGCGACCCGTATCTATCCAGAACTATATTGAAGAAGACCTGGACATGGTAACAAATCTGTCAGAAAACGATATGACAGGTGGCATACATGTGCCAGACATAACAGATAGGGAATTTTGGCCCATATTAAAGAAACAGTTTGATAAAGATGAACTAAAAGTCTTTAAGCACCACTGGGTTCAAATCTTCACCCAGTTTAAGGGCGACGTAGTTGCCACGGAAGAACTTCAGATAATAGATACCATTAAGTATGAGATACTGATGGACCGCAATCTGACAGACCAGTATGGGGCAGAGAAGATGATGAAACAGTTAGAAGTGGATATCGCCCTAGAAAGTGCCAAACCCAGAGACCAGGATTCGCCCGATGGGTGCGACAAGAATCTCCTGTTCCAAATGAATCAGCAGATATCGGTTTTAGCCGCATCTAAGAGTCAGACATCTAAACAGTTCATAGACCTACAGGATAAGAAGAATCGGCTGTTGAATAGTATGAAAGCTACGAGAGCCGACCGATATAATGATATAGACAAGAGTAAGGAATCGTTCACCTCTTGGATGAAAGAACTCCTAACTAACCCTTCTAAAAGATATGCGTTGGGTATAGAGATGGAGAAACGGCGACTTGCTATGGAAAAGGAAAAGGGTAGGCTGACCCAATATCATCAGTATGAAGATGGCATTGTGGACCAGCCCTTTTTAAATCACGAAACTGTAAAAGAAGACAATGGAAGGAATAAGCAAAATGAATCTTGATGAAATGGTAGACTCATGTGTGGAAGAGAGTACGGTATTAGAAGAGCAATATAATAGGGCTTGGAACAATAATGTCGTAGTGTATGACCAAGATGCTACAGCGGGAGTATTCACTAAGCGATTGGTGTCCCTAATGAAAACGGTTATGCGTAGGAATGGGTGTAACTATGGGGAACCGGGAATGGATAATCCTAGACTTAATGCTATATATATGGGAGAAGACTCTAATATAGAGGGGTGGGGAAACCTGACCGGTAGCTTTAGTATATCGGGAATACCGGTTGTAAGAACCGCAGAATTAAATCGTGATAGTTACATATGGAGAAAATATAACACAGCATCTAATTTTCCCAAAGGTAAGGGCGAGTTGTGTGTGGGTATTGACCAAGATGGTGATAGCGTTTTATTGGGGATGTTTTAATATGACACTTAAACAACTTATACACTGTATGGTATTGGGATTAGTTTCCAAATTGATAGAAGATGGGAGATTCGATAGGAGTCAGCTTGTAGGGGATTTTAAAGTATTCGAAGACCCTTCTCTGCTTAAACGGAAACATTTGGGTTATTACTGTTTTGTAGAAGCAAAGACAAATCTGCCGAACGAACCAGATTCAGATTCTTATGGAATCACTAGTGGAATGGATTGTTCTTTTGACGATTTAGAAGGTGGGAAAGAAATGTCGGAATATATAGACAAATCCTTAAACACCCGTCCAAAGGATTATATATTCTACGATAAAGGTGGTAGTATGTATCCTAATGAGGTATTGGATATGCGCGATTATGCTAAAGAACTGTTTGACAAATGTGTGGACACTAAGGATATCACTGTGGTAACAAAGGAACTATTAGGACAATACTATGAAGAATAAGACAGTAATGATAACGGGCGTAGCGGGACAGGATGGAAGCTACTTAACCGAACATTTACTCCAAAAAGGGTATAATATAATAGGAGTAACAAGAAGAAGTGGTACGCCTGACCATTCGCGTCTCCAAGCTGTCTTACCTAATCCACGCCTTGTGTTGGAGACAGGTGACGTAGCTGACATGAGTTCCATGATGTACCTCATACAGAAACATAAGCCAGACTATATATATAACCTAGCTGCCCAGTCCCACGTGGGAACCTCGTTTAATCAGCCCAGTATAGACATGGATGTTACAGGCAAGGGATGTCTTAATATACTAGAGTGTATAAGAATACTTTCCCTTCACACAAAATTTTATCAGGCAAGCTCAAGCGAGATGTTTGGTAAGTCATATGATGTATATCCAGAAACTAATTCTCTTAAACAGATAAAAGAACAGTCTGGAGATTATTATCAGGATGAGGATACGTCTTTCTTACCCCAGTCGCCTTACGGTATTGCTAAACTTTGCGCTCATAACTATGTTCGCTTGTATCGTGAGTCTTACGGCATTCATGCTTGTTCTGGCATTCTCTTTAATCATGAGAGTGAGAGGCGAGGTGAAGAATTCGTCACGCGAAAGATAACCAAGTGGATAGGTGAATTTGATAAATGGTGTGATGAAAGTAGTGAAGCATGTGAATATCATGGAGATTTTAGTCCCTATGAATTCGATGAAGATAACATAATATGTTATTATATTGGTTTGTTACCTAAGCTTCGACTTGGAAATCTTGATGCAGAGAGAGACTGGGGCCATGCAGAAGACTATGTGCAAGCTATGGCTCTGATGTTGGAACATGATGTGGCAGATGACTATGTTGTGGCTACGGGAAAGACGTATAGCATACGAAAGTTCCTTGATGAAGCGTTTAAGTGCATAGGAATAGATGACTGGAAGCCTTATGTGGTTATAGACCCTAAATTCTATCGTCCTGCTGAAGTAGATTATCTTTGCGGTGATGCTAGTAAAATTAAAGACAAACTTGGGTGGGAACCCAAAATCAATTTCAGTGAGCTAGTCTCACGAATGGTGGAGAATGACAAATGTTTGAAGACATAGAAGATGGCGTTTTTGATAACGTAATGAATAGTGGCATACTGGATGGTATGGAATCGGGCTATAAACCTAGCACTAAAAAGGTAGACAAACTAGTATTGAAAGACGAAGCAAATTATCACGCTGGTGTTAATATGTTAACGTCTTTTTATTATGGAGAAGATATCACAGAACCTGATAGTGCCGGATGGGACTGTTGGGGAACTGGTGCGGGTGTTTGTGAAAATGACCGTAAGAAAATGGATAAGTGGGGATGGGTTCAGTCTTATGGGCGTGAAGGTTATGTAGACGTATGGGGATATAGTCATTTCTAGAGATAACGCAGCTTATGCTGCGTGGCGTAAGGCAGTTATAAAGCGAGACAAGGGGCATTGTCAGATGCCTGATTGTAGCTATAAGATTAAGAAGTTTATGCAGATTCATCATATTGTAACGTATGCGTCAGCTCCTACTCTTATGTATGAAGTACAAAATGGGATTTGTCTCTGTAAGCGATGCCACTATAAGATACGTAACCAAGAGAGCTTTTATGCTGGTATGTTTATGGATATAGTAAGAGAGAACAGTAAATAATTATAAAGGGTATAATATGTATACTATAGTAATAGATACGCGAGAACAGCTCTCCTGGGATTTTAGTTCCCACGAAGAGTGCCGGGGTAGTTTGGTAGAAACACTACAAGAAGGCGACTATACTACTAAAGAAATACTGGATTTGGAGCGTGATACGGGGGCTAAAATTCTTCGCATAGAAAGAAAGGCAAGCTCTCAGGAAATTTCCCTAAACTTGGGAAAGCATAAGGCTCGCTTTTTAAGAGAGATGGAAAGACTGTCTTACTATGAACATAAATTTTTGATACTAGAGTTCTCGTTAGAGACACTTCTAATGTTTCCACAAGGTTCGGGTATTCCAAGAAAATTTTGGTATCGAAGAAACAAAAGTGGAAAGCGCGTCAAAAACGTAAAGATGAGTGGGAACTACATGTTAAAGATTCTGAGAGGGATTGAGTCAGAATATGGGGTACACCTAATATTCGCTGGAGATAAGCATACTGCTGCTTTCAAAGCAGAAAAGATAATAAAGGAAGTGCATGAGCAATATTTCACTTAAAAGAAAAGACAAAGATAATGAGGACATTCAACGCCTATTGGCTGATGCGTGGCTGAATATAACTGTAGATGAATCCACAATGTATAATCCCCTAATGGATATACCTCCTGAGTACATGGATGAGCCACATAAGTATATATCGTGGCTAATGACTAGACCTGAGTATTTCTCATTTATATGCAAAGAGATATTCAATATCGACTTATTGCCTTTTCAAGCATTGATGTTAAGAGAGTTATGGGAAAGGCGTTTTCCGATGCTTATAGCAACTAGAGGGGCAGGTAAATCTTTTATATTAGGTTTATATAGTTTATTGAGAATCTTGTTAATGCCTAAAAGAAAGCTTATTGTTGCGGGTGCTGGTTTTCGTCAATCTAAAGTTATCTTTGATTACATGGAGACTATCTATAATAATGCTCCTTTATTAAGAGATATTGTAGGAATCAATAAATCAAATGGGGTACGTCGAGCTACAGATATGTGGACATTTTCTATAGGAGAATCTGTATGTCGCTGTATTCCTGTTGGCGATGGTTCGAAGATTAGAGGTCAACGCGCCAACGACCTTTTAGTTGATGAATTTGCCTCTTTACCTGTAGATATTTTTGAAAATGTTATGGCAGGTTTTGCTGCTGTTAGTTCTACTCCTGTTTCTAACGTTAAAGATATAGCAGCCCAAAAAATGGCCAAAAAAATGGGATATAACTTAGAAGATAAATCTGACCCTCTTAAAAAAGATAACCAAATTATTATATCTGGTACTGCTTATTATGATTTTAACCATTTTTCTGATTATTGGAAAGATTGGCATGAAATAATTTGTACTCAAGGGAACGAAAGAAAATTAAAAGAATTTTTTAAAAGAAAATCTAACTCAGAAGGTAAGGATGATACGGATGTTCCTGCGGATTTTAATTATGAAGATTATTCTATAATTAGAATGCCTTTTGAGAAGCTTCCAAAAGGATTTATGGATGCTGCACAGGTGGCCCGTTCTAAGGCTACTATTCATGCGGGTATCTATATGATGGAATTTTCAGCATGTGGAATATTTGAAACTCCTATTATTACAGATAAAGGTATCAAGCCTTTAGGAGAAGTTAATATTGGAGATAAAGTCCTAACACACAAAGGTAGATTTCGTCCAGTGTTAGAGACTACTCAAAAACCTTACAATGATAAATTATTAAGAGTTAATACAAATGGTTATTTTCATGATTTATTATTTACCCCAAATCATCCTTTTTGGGTAAAAGAAGATATTTTTACAGAACTATATAATGTAGAAAATGAATTATTTTTATCTAATATTAAAGAACTATCAGGATTAAATAAATTAGACTGTATTAATATTTGTACTAATTATGTAGAAAAAGATGACTATATCTACGCCAAGTCTTCTAAAAACAAACTTTCTAGTATAGATGTGAATAATATATTAAAACTAATTAGTCAAGGACAATCTCAGGTAAGTATAGCTAAACAATACAATGTATCACAATCTACTATATCTATGGTTAAATTAGATAAAAGATGTAATGGAAAACCTAAAAATGCTATACCAAGTAGTATCCCTTTAAATTATGATATGGGTATTTGTGTTGGTTATTATGCATCAGAGGGAAGCACAGGTTCCAATGGACATGCTTGTAATTTTGCTTTAGATGGACATGTTAATATCGGTTTAGAAGAATATGTAGAGGAACTATCTTCTTCTTTGTATAACGTATTTAATATATATCCTAAATATTATGATAAACAAGATAATTGTATATCAGTAAACATAAACGCTAGACTAGTATGTGAACTATTTAAGTATATTTGTCCTGGTAATTGTTATAGTAAATTAATTAGAAATGACATATTGTTTTCTAATGAAGAGTTTCTTAAAGGGTTTATTATAGGAATGTTTAATGGTGATGGGCATATTAGAGACAGGCTTGCCACTTTACAACTCACTAATTTAGATTTGGTTAATCAGGTCAAAATGGCATTAAGTTATTTTGGGATTAATGCATCATTTTTAAAACCTAAAAGAGAAAAAACAGGAGTTATTAAAGGAAAAGAGGTCAATCTAAGTCAGGCTTATAAAATTAATATATCTGGTAATGAGTTTAGAAAATTTATGAATACTTTTTACGGCTTTAATTTAAGCATGTCAGAGAGAAAACAATTAGTACAATCTGACGAAGATAAAAGTTCGTATAACATATTAGAAAAAGAATTAATTCCTTTTAATGGTTTTTTATATAATTTAGAAGTAGAAGAAGATAATTCTTATTCAACACCTAATAGTACTGTGCATAACTGTTTTTCAACTGACTCTAATGGTTTCTTTAAGCGCTCTCTTATAGAGTCTTGTGTGGGGAATCATAAAAATAGTATATGCCTACCTAGTGAAGACAATATATACTTTCAAGCGGGACTATATGGCAATCCTACTAAACGGTATGTATATGGTATAGACCCTGCCTCACAAGTTGATAATTTCTCTATAGTAGTATTAGAGCTATGTGAAGACCATAGAAGAATAGTATATGGTTGGACCACTAATGTAGAACAACATAAGATAGAGATTCAGGCTGGAGTAACCAATGAGATGGATTACTACTCTTACTGTGCTAAGAAGATTAGGCAGCTTATGAATAGGTTCCCCTGTGAGCGTATCGGTCTCGATGCTCAGGGTGGTGGTATAGCCATCATGGAAGCCCTGCATGACCCAGATAAGATAAAAGAGGGTGAAGTCCCTATATGGCCTATTATAGATGAAGACAAAGAGAAAGACACTGACTTTAAAGCTGGGGCACATATAGTAGACCTTATTCAGTTTGCTTCTGCCGACTGGACATCTGAGGCTAATCACGGACTACGTAAAGACTTAGAAGATAAGGCTATCCTGTTTCCTCACTTTGACCCTTCTGTTTTGGCTACTGCCACAGGACTGGATAAGTTGCATAGTAAGATATATGATACTTTAGAAGACTGTATCATGGAGATAGAAGAACTCAAAGATGAGCTATCTACCATAGTTATTACGCAAACCACTTCTGGTAGAGATAGGTGGGATACTCCTGAGATTAAGATGCCTGGAGGTAAAAAGGGAAGAATGAGAAAGGACCGTTACTCTGCTGTCATCATGGCTAACATGGTAGGTAGACAGATAATGCGTGCTCCTGCTCCTTTAGACTACTCTAGTGTGGGTGGTTTTTCTCAGGCTATGACAAATATTCAAGATGGGGCTGTATACATAGGTAATGAAAAATTTGCCCAGGAATCTAAAGATGTGATGGATTTCTATGGTATGGCATAAAATAGTGTATAATCTTAATAGAATTAACAATGCTATTACATAGGAAAACAATGCTATTATGTCAAATGAGCCAAATTACGTTACCTGGAGCAATACTGCTGGGTTAAATAAAGCCCTACAACAAACTGCTGGAGCAGTAGATGAATATGCGGCAATCTCTAATTCACAGGCCAGTTCATACAATGATAGAACTTTTGTCTTAGATGGAACTAATACTTCTGTACGTTCGGAATATAATCGGGGAGACTATGATTATTACCATAGAAACGAACAGGTTCCCACAGGAGATAAAGCTGCTATAGATATGTGCATGAATGTATATGAACGTATCGGTATTGTATATAACGTAATCAACATGATGTCGGACTTTACAGTGCAGGGCATTCGTATCACACATCCAAACCCTAAGATTGAGAACTTTCATAAGAATTGGGCTAAAAGCATAGGATTTCAAGAAACATCTGAACGTATATCTAACATGTTATATAGAGCAGCTAACTGTCCTGTTAGGAAAAAGTATGGGAAAATAAGTATACCTATTGAAAAAGAATGGCGTAAGAACTTTGCCAAAGAAGGCATTAAGGTAAAGAAACCTAAAGTAGATAAGCGTGTAATCCCCATGTCTTATAATATTCTTAATCCTATGACAATAGAAGTTGTTGGTGGTGATTTAGCTGTATTTACGGGGAAACCTATATATGGCCTAAAGCTTACTAATAATCTAAAAAACATGATTAAGCGTATGAGCCAGATATCTTTACAAAAAGGCCATGAGCATATTAAAGATATGATTCAGGTATTACCGGAAGAACTTAAAAAGTCTGTGGTAGAGGGTAAAAGTATGTATGTATTTCCTCTTGATGAATTTTCTATGCTTCATTATAAAAAAGATGACTGGAAACCCTGGAGTAAGCCTATGGTTTATTCTGTTCTTGATAATCTTCTATACTTAGAGAAGATGCACTTGGCTGATATCTCTGCATTAGATGGGGCTATATCTCAGATTAGATTGTGGCGTTTGGGTGATTTGGATAATAAGATTATACCTACACCAACAGCTATATCTAAGCTTCGTAACATATTGTCTAATGTTGGTACGGGCGTATTAGACCTAGTTTGGGGTCCAGAACTAAGCTTTACAGAATCAAACACTAATGTGCATCAATTCTTAGGTGCAGACAAATACCAGCAAATTATGACAGAAATCTATGCTGGTCTAGGCGTTCCCTCTTCTTTAACTGGCAGTAGTGCCGGTGCAGGACAGGGGTTCACTAACAACTCTATTAGCATGAAGACCCTAGTTGAAAGACTAGAATATGGTCGAGACATACTTACGTGCTTCTGGGAAAAAGAGCTTAAAGAAATACAACTAGCTATGGGATGGAGATTCCCTGCTAAGATTAGCTTTGACTATAAGGTTCTATCAGATGAATCATCAGAACGTAAGCTGCTATTAGATATGTGGGATAGAAATATCATCTCTACAGAGACTATCCAAGAACTAGCTAAAAGAGACCCTGAGCTTGAAACTATCAGAATCAATAGAGAAAGACGTAAGATAAAATCTGATAACTTACCACAAAAAGCTGGCCCATACCATAATCCTCAGACAGAACATGATTTAAGGAAGATTATTCTTCAAAATGGTGGAGCCACTCCTTCTGAAGTAGGTCTTGAGTTAGAAGAGAATAAAGAAGGTGAAGTTCCTAATATAGAAAAACAGGCTGAACTACAAAAAGAAGCCCAGATTCAAATAGATAAGTTTAAACCTAAATCCCCAGGTGGTGATGGGAGACCTAAAAATGCGACTGACAAAACAAAGAGAAAAGAGAAAAAGGTCAAACCTCGTACTATGGGCAAAGATTTTCTTAATCTATTTATGTGGGCTGGGGAAGCACAAAAGTCTCTTTCTGAAATGCTGTCTCAAGGCGTTTTGCAGAAATATGAGAAGAAAACCCTAAGACAACTAACTAAGTCTCAGGCTGAACAGTTCGAGTTTTTAAAGTTTCGTATATTGTCTAACTTAGACCCTTATACAGAAGTTAAGACTCAAACAGTGTATAATATTCTAGGCGATACTAATCTATCTATATCAGATGATATAATGTCTATCTATAGTATGCTGCTTAAACAGTTCAAAACGGTCAATAAAAGAAATCCTTCTTTAGAGGAGTTGCGGCAGATACAGTCTTCCGCGTATTCTGTAGATAAAGAAACTGATATTCCTTTTGAATAATATAACAGTTAATCAAAAATAAGACGTTTTTTTGGTTTTTATAAAAATATAGTGTATTAATCTAGTGAAGAGAACATATGAGCATCCCAATATTCGAAGATGAGCTTAAAGATGGGTTAGCTGAAGAGATAAGAAGTAGTGCTAGTATAGCATACTGTACTCAAGCTAAACCTTTAAGCAAAGATTTAACTTACGATTTAAGTAAAGTAGAGCATCCAGAATTTGCCATAGCATCCAAAGACCAGTGGGATTTATTTTGTCTAAATTCGGTACTGGTTTCTGTTGGGTGGAATCGAAACGATGACGTTTTTGATGTTGGTGAAACTTGGGCTGCACGTAATAGTCCTATAAATAAACCATTCAATTTCATGCATAATGAAAAAGATATTATAGGACACATGACTGCAAGCGTTGTTACTGATTTTCAAGGAAATCTGGTAACTGAAGCAGATACTGTTCCTGATAAGTATGAGATTGTGGTGGCTTCTGTCCTTTATAAAAAGTGGGCAGACGCAGAATTACAAGAACGTATGGACGGTATCATAGAGGGAATATCACAAGATGAGTGGTTTGTCTCTATGGAATGTCTATTTAGAAATTTTGATTACGCAATTATATCTCCAGACGGAGAACACCAAGTAGTACCTCGAAATGAGACTTCTGCTTTCTTAACGAAACATTTAAGAATATATGGTGGTACTGGGGAATTTGAAGGAAACAGGCTTGGCAGATTACTGCGGGGCTTTACTTTTAGTGGGAAAGGTCTTGTAGATAACCCCGCTAATCCTAGAAGTATCATTTTTAACAATGTAGATTCTTTTGCTGCTAAAAGTAGCGTTTCTATAGACTCTATACAGAATGAAAAAACACTGGAGAAACAAAACATGACTACAGAAAATACTACTGTTGAAACACAGTTGCGAGCAGACTTAGCTAAATCAGAAGCTAAGATTGATAAACTTGCCGACAAACTTGAAGGACAAGTAGAAGCTGCACGTAAGTCTGAACAAGACAAACTAGAAAAGCAAATCGCTTCTCTTAAAGTTGATGTCGAATTTGGACAAACTGAAGTGTCTGAAGCTAATAAAACGGTTTCGGAACGAGAAGAAGCTATTGCTAAGTTGGAAAAGGAACTGAAAGACGTTTCTAAAGAACTTACAGAAGCTAAAGACAAAATGGATGCTGCTGAAGCTGATGCTAAAGCTACTGACCGAGTTTCACAACTTGTTAGTGCTGGTGTTGACAAAGAACAAGCAGACGAAATTGTTAGTGAGTGGTCTGGTGCCTCTGACGAACAGTTTGAAAACATTCTTGCCCTTCACACTAAACTTGTCGCTAAGTTTCCTGAAGACCTGAAAAAAGGTAAAAAGGACGACAAAGATGACAAAGATAAGAAAGACAAGAAAGACAAAGACGCTAAAGCAGATAGCGAAGTTGATGAAAACGAAGATTCTGCCGAAGCTGATTTAGATGATGTAGATACAGACGAAGAAGCTGCTTTGGCTGCTGCTGAATCTGGTAAACAAGAAGAATTACGGTCGGCAACTGCAAGTTGGATTGCTGAACAATTAACTAATACAGATAAGGAGTAATCTAATATGGCTCTTAAATCACATAGAATCCATAACGATTCTACGATTGAACACTTCATGAGTGCTACTGCCGAACGTGGGGGTATTGTTTCTTTGAGCAGCACTACTTCTTCTGGTACAGCTATGGACCAAGCAGCTAATACTGTTGCTTATGTAGCTGAACCATCAGGCGTTGAACCTCGCGGAATCTTAATGTGTACTGTTGTTGATGAAGACTTGACAAGAGTTCATCGTAACTGGCATAAAGAAGAAGTGCAAGTTGGCGGAAAAGTAACTGTGTGGACCCAAGGTACTGTTACGACAGACCGAATTTACCCTGGACAAACACCTGCTGCTGGAGATGCAGCTTATGTTGGACACAGTGGTTTCATTGCTAATAGCGATGTTGCTAGTGATTCCGGTCCTGACGCAAGTGCCGACAGAAAAGTTGGGCGTTTTATTACAGGCAAAGACGAAGATGGTTACGCAAAAGTTCAAATCAATCTTCCATAATAATAACTGAAGGAGAAAATAAATGAGTAGACGTAAACAAACGAGACCAGATGACGCTTTAATCGACTTGATTAAACGTTCTGGTTCTAGCGATACCTCTATCGCTTTTCAAGCTCAGTACGAACTTGCACGTGCCTTAGAAACCCCTCTCCGACAGGGTGTTTTGGTTGGTGACATTGTTCGAAATGTGTTTGAAGCGATGGTTTTAGAACCGGGGGCATCTGTTGAATGGCCTTTGGATTTACTAGCTCCAGGTGAAGAAGATGAGTTCATAGCTTATACCAATCCTGGTAACGGTCGTATTCCTGAGCAACAAGTTGAAGGTGACTATGTTACCATTCCGACTTACGGGATTGCTATGAGTATTGACTGGTTGCTTCGATATGCACGTGACGCACGATGGGATATTATCTCCCGTGCTATGCAAGTGTTAGAAGCTGGTTTTGTAAAGAAAATCAATGATGATGGTTGGCATACAGTACTTAGTGCTGGTGCAGACAGAAACATCTTGGTTTATGATGCAGATGCTAGTGCTGGACAATTCACCAAGCGATTGGTTAGTTTAATGAAGGTTCTTATGCGACGTAACGGTGGTGGTAATACTGCTTCCTTGAGTCGTGGTCGATTGACCGATATCTTCTTGAGTCCTGAAGCCTTGGAAGACATCCGTAACTGGGGTCTTGACCAAGTTGATGAAATCACACGAAGAGAAATCTTTGTTGCTTCTGATGACTCTATTAGCCGAGTGTTCGGTGTAAATCTTCATGACCTTGATGAATTTGGCGAAGGCCAAGAATATCAAGCCTTCTTCACTGACCAGTTGGGAGCTTCTTTGGAAGCATCTGATACTGAGTTGGTAGTTGGTCTGGATATGGGAGCTAATGACTCGTTCATTATGCCTATCCGACAAGAAGTTCAGGTAACTGAAGACCCAACACTTCACAGACAGCAACGTGCTGGTGTTTATGCGACTGCCGAACTTGGTTTCGGGGTTTTAGACAATAGGCGATGTTTGCTCGGCTCGTTTTAGTAGTATAATTATACTAGGTCGCTTCTTTAAGCGGCCTAGTTTTTTAGAGTTTATACCATCCAGTATAAGGAGACGTTTAAGATGGGAAATTATGGAATTGTTAGTAATAATGAAAACAAGGTATATGAATGGCTACAAGAAGGATATTCTGCATATAAGATAGCTAAAATGCTGGGCTGTGCTAAAAGTAGCGTGTTGAAATATATGAGTAAGAAAGGATGGACAAGTCAGCATAAATGTAAAGTCAACTATAACAGTCTATTAAAAGACAAAAAAGACTTAGTAGTACAACTACATAAACGGAATATGTCACAGTCAGAGATATCTAAGATTGTAGGGCATTCTGCTCCTCAAATATCTACAATGCTAAAAAAGGAAGGGTTATATAGGAATTATAAATACCAAGTGGACGAGTCCTTTTTCTCAGAGATAGATACGCAAGAAAAAGCCTACGTATTAGGCTGGATGTATTCTGATGGTAACGTAACGCCAGAAGGTAAATTCCGCATCCAAATCCAAAAAGATGATGAAGAGATACTCTATAAGATACGGGCTATCTTACAATACGATGGGCCTATGTATGATATCGATATACCAAAGAACGATTGGAGCAAAAAACCCCAAACCTGCCTATGCGTCAATCGCAAATCTATGACAGAAGACCTTGTGCGACATGGTTGTTCTCCCAATAAGTCCCTAGTGATAGAGTATCCCACATGGATAGACCCCACATTAGAATCCCACTTCTTACGTGGTATCCTAGACGGTGATGGGTCAATTAACATCAAAAAGGGTAAATACCTAAATACCTCTATCACCACAACAGACCTATTCAACAAAGAGTTACAGTCTCGCCTATCTAAAATGGGAATAGATTCCCAACTATATTACCGATATGAACATACTAACACGTGCTCCCTTATGGTTACTAAAACCTCACATGCTAATAAGTTTCTAGAATATCTATATCAAGATTCAAGCATATGTCTTGCAAGAAAACATCAAAAATATCAAGAATTCCTCAATACAAAGTAAAAAGTGTATAATACTATAGGAGAACTAATATGACAGAAATAGTATTAAAGGTAGACCCTGGTGCCGGTTATGTGGACGGGGATATAATAGAAGCATTTACCGATAGGCAAATATTACACGTACACTCGGAACATTTGGGTGACACACGTAAGTTTTCTTTTAACGGTCATGGGCTAAACAATATAACTGACCTATCTAAGAAGATAAAAGATGTGTACTTTGAGTATCGCTTCGAACGTGTAAATAAAACACAAGTCAAACGTATAAATCTAACTACTTTAGAAGAAGAAATCTTTGGTGAACCAGACATATATGTAGAACAATACATAAAATATCATACCAATAGTTTAGGTTTACGTCACCAGATATTCGGAACAAGAGATAATGAGATTTGGTATGGTGGTGGTCAGGATTTCTCAGATACCAATGTAAATGCCGTATGGAATCATATCGAGACTGACACAGTAAACGTCCGTACTGATGAAGAATTCACCATATATCCAATAGGCGTTCAAGATTCCAAGTCTCACCTTCTAATACCTACTACTACATTTACGGACGCTGATGCAGCAGATTTGATACTACCTAAGACCAGCGGTAATGGAGACTTATTAAATAAACGTAAACACCATCTTACTTGGCAGACTATGGATGAGTTTATAGGCAATAAAACAGATATACAAAATAAAAATATATCAGTAGATTATAGAAAGAACTCTACTAAGTTATTACCAATACTAGACTATACTTTACATAAGAAAACTAAATAATGGCAACAGTTACTAAATCAATAGGTACATCAAGTAGAGATTATTCTACTATAGCCCTATGGGAAGCAGACCTCGATAACGGGGCTGTATATTCTGCTAGTGACGATGCTGTAGGAGAATGTTATAACGATAGTGATTTTGCTGGGGCTACTATTAACGGTGGAAATATTATAGGATTAAGTTCTACGTTATTACAGCCTGCTTCTGGTGAAGAACACAACGGCACCGCCGGTACTGGGGTAAGAGTTACTGGAAATATAGATTTTAGACCTAATGTGGCAGGAACGATTAGATTATTAGAGTTAGATGGAAATGTTGGTATAATAAACTTACTTAATGCGTTATTAGGTATTGTTGAGAGAAATTTAATACATAACAAAACCGGGTCTGGAGCCGGGATAGAGATAAGAGCAGGAAATAAATATATTCATAATAATATAATTTATGGATTTGTAAATAGCGGAACTGGGTCATCTAGTGCTTATGGTATACATATTAATGCCATACCAACCTCGGCTGTAGTTATACGCAATAATACCATACATAATATCACTAGAAACACCTCTGCAACTGCTAGTTCATATGGTATATTTTTGGTTGATGACGCTGATGTTATTATTCAAAATAATTTAATAACACAAATAGATGGTACATCTGGTGGTAGTCACGATTCTTATTCAGATTCTTCTCCCTCATTAGCGACAGTAGACCATAACGCCGCAGGTGATACAACAGCCAGCGGAACTGGCTCAATAAATAGTATTACTCCTTCTAATCAATATGTGTCAGTAGTAGAAGGTAGTGAAGACCTACATATTAAAACCGGGTCAGACGCTATAGGTGCGGGGGCTGATTCAGGAACTACCAATGGAGTAAATATAGATATAGACGGCTCGGATAGAGATACTTTAGGAATTGTGTGGGATATCGGTGCTCACGAATTTCTTATTGGTGCCACAGAAGAATCTCTTGGTGCAGCTATAACTTTTCCGATTTTAGTCGGCAACACAAACAACACATTATATAGACAGTGGTACACACCACCCGTTTAGGAGAAATAGATGCCAAACTTAAATACATATCATTCCCTGTATTCAGGGAGAAAAGAACATGTAGATAGCACTAGAGTACAAATTAGTACAGTTAGTCAAGAACTACGCATGGGATTAACAGTGATTGCCGATAGTGGTAATGCTGGTTTAATCTACGTGGGAAACAGTGGAGTTCTTGCTGGTACAGCAGACGATAGTTGCGGTTTCCCTTTAAAAGCTGATGCAGCCATAACAATACCGATTGATGATGTATCTAAGGTATATGCCGTTGCTTCAGCCAGTGAATCTGGAACCTTATATTGGACGGCATTATAATGGCATGGTCTGACGACATGATACCTATGGTACGTCATTTAGTGAATGATATCACCTCACCCCAAACATATACTGATAATAGCTTGACAGATATGATTGTTGTATCTGCACAACTTATTCAGACAGAGATGGCGTTTGACAAAACATATGTTATTGACATACCTAATTCCGGCATAACTCCAGACCCCACAGCGACAACTAGGGATGATGGTTTTATTAACCTGACAGCTTTAAAATCCTCCTGTGTTTTACTTCAGGCAGAAGCTAAGACGAATGCCGGTAATTCTTTTAAAGTTAAAGATGGTAGTCGTAGCAGTTTCTCTGAAATTGACATGACCCAGCTATACAAGGCTTCACAAGAGAGAGCTAATAAAGCATGTGAAGATTATGAACAGGCCAAGATACAGTATCAAGCCGGTAACAGTAGAGCTGGCGAAGCTATAATAGGCCCACACACAACACAAAATGCCGTAATAAAATATGGTAATATAATCTAGGAGATAATATGACAACTGACGTAATGCAAAAATGTATCACAGCCAATACTATAGAAAACGGTTCTGCCGTTATGGGTGTAGATAAAAATGGCAATAACCACACCATTGCCCCAAAGATAAACAAAGCTCCAGATGTTGACGCTATGGACACAAAATTTACCGACAAATTTGATGATTATATGTACTATTCTAACTAAGGTATATAATGGTTGATATTCCTGCAAGTGTATGGTCTAAGTATAAAGACATATGTGATGATTTTATCTCTTCTAACTTTGGGGTAAATTGTAAGCTTATATATCCAGCAAAACGGTCTTCATGTGCAAACTGTGTTCCTGGTCTAGTGGGCGGTTCGTCTTCTAATAAGTTTAAGCATGGTGGTCCTATGCCTTTTAATTTCGGTAATTGCCCTATGTGTGGTGGTGACGGATTTAAAGAAATAGAAAACACAGAGACTATTAAACTAAGAGTTTATCATTCTTCTCAACCCTATACTAAGGTAGCTAACATAAGTGTTCCTGATAATAAAATAGAAATTATAGGATTTATGTCTGACCTACCTAAAGTCATGAGGTCTAATGAGATTGAGGTTGTTGATGACCAATCAGCATATCGCCACTGGAAATTCACCAAAGATGGTGAGCCTTTTCCTCATGGTTTTGAGAAGGATAGATACTTTATAATGGATATGAAACGTGTCTAAAATACAAGCCCCCTACATCATACAAATAACCGATACAGCAAAAACCGTAGAAAAGCGCCTACTTGTAGCAATTGCTTCTGAGTTAAATAAGGTGCTCCCTTCTATAGTGGCTCCGGTTAAGTCAGACTTTCAACAAAACATTCAGAGGGTTTTTACTAATTCTCCTGAATATAAGGCTTTGGTTGGAGGCCCATTGAATGAACACTTCGGTTTTCCTCGCGGTAGTGAATTCTCTAAGCTAGATGCTATTATAGACACGCTTGCTAGAGAGGTAGAAGTCGAGTTTAACAGTATTACTGTTTCGGGTAGCTCTCTTAAAGGAGGTATAACTATTAAAGCCTTTCTTTCTTCCTTTGAAAATATACTGGATTTAAGTGAGGCTAACGTAAGAATAAAAGATGGTAGCTTGCCTTGGTTAGAATGGCTATTAATTAGGGGTGATGAGATAATTGTCGCTGATTACAATATTACGTTTGATGACTTTAAGGGGCAACTAAGTCGTAGTGGTGGGGCTATCATGGTTCCAGATGATAATGAGGGGTGGCGTGTTCCTGCTGAATATTCTGGTACAGCAAGAGATAACTGGGTAACTAGGTCTGTTCACAACTCTTTAAAATTTATAGAACAGTTGACAACATCATCTGTTAAGCGACATTTAACAAAGGTATTTTAATGGCAACATTTACAACAATGAAAGGGTTTACTGACATCGGTGATGTGGGTATTACTCAAACCATTAAAACTAATTTGATTACTTATCTAGACTGGGGAACTTTAGATAAGGGTGCATATTTTAATGTTAACTATCCAACGTCCGGTTCTTATGGTGGAAATCAGCATACATTAAATCCTGTTACAAATCATCCTTATTATGATGATGGACAGGTATGGCAAGGTTTTCGCAGTAACTGGGTATGGGAAAGTGGCACTAGTAAAAGCCCCGACCCTATTCAAGTGTCTGGAGTATTTATTGATGATGTGTTTCAAGCAGTTAATGCCGGACATCATATTAATTACCCAGATGGTCATATAGTGTTTGATACTGCTATAGCTACCACATCTACAGTACATGCAGAATATAGTCATAAGTGGCTATCTTTTTATGATTCAGATGATATCCCTTGGTTTAGGGAAACACAGAACAGGTCTTTCAGAAATGACGATAGGCATTTTGATTTACAAGGTTCGGGAGATTGGTCTACAATGGCCCAGACTCGCGTTCAGTTGCCCGCTATAGCTATTGAAGTGATTGATGGTAGTTATGCTCCATATCAGATAGGTGGGGGCCACAGAGCCTATAGGGACGTTCTACTACATGTTATAACAGAAGATGGTAGAACTTGTGACAATTTAACAGATTACCTTTCTTATCAGATAGAAAAGACCATATTCTTATTCGATGTAGACCAAATGGGTGAATCTGGAGTATTTCCTCTAGATTATAGGGGAATGAAAACCTCTGGTGCCCTAACTTACCCTAGTTTAGTAGAGCTAAATGAAAATGGTGGGTATAGATATAATAAAATGAGAATGTTTGATACCAGAATACAGAAAACTAATAAAATCAATCAAAACCTATACGTAAAACCGGTTCGAATCAGGACTGAAGTGTTTTTAGCAAACGTATAGATAAAAAGTGTATAATCATATAGAATAATAACAAAATCCACAGTGAGGATAAATAGACATGAGTAATAGAACATTTTGGGCTGTACAGGCTGTTGGTATAAATCCACTAGGCAGCGCTGCAAACCCTCCAGTAGTACATGGCTTACAAAGTGCTGGTATTACGACTACATTTAATTTAGAGCAGGTGTTTGAAATTGGGCAGATTGCCGTATATGAAAACATCGAAGATATCCCTGACGTAGAACTAACGCTTGAAAAAGTGGTTGATGGCTATCCATTGATATACCATCTAGGTACACGTGGTTATACTACAGGAAGTCTTACGGGACGTTCAAATCAGCGATGTACTGCATATTTAAATATTTATGGAGATACACAAGATTCCGCTTCTGGAGTTGCTACTAACTCAGTAGAACTATCCGGTTTGTATGTTTCTTCTTCTGCCTTCAATATTCCTGTTGATGGAAATATGACAGAATCTGCTACGTTTGTTGGTAATAATAAAGTATGGAGTACTTCTAGCTTTACGATGACCGGTGAACTGTTTAATAATGCAGACTCTCCTTTGGCAGAAACCTCAAGTTGGGGTGGTGTTCAGCGTAGAGAAAATGTTGTATGGCCTGGAGTATTAGGAGCTTATGCAGCTACCAATGACGTAAACGGGCAGGTAGATTCACAATATAGTTTGTCTGATTTTAACGCTAGTAATCCTGCCGGTACTATTCTTCCAGATGAAATTCCTGGTATTTCGACTTCTGGTACTAATGACCGTTCTGGTTCACCTCTTGCTTTTGGTGCTCATATTCAAAGTGTTAGTGTAAGTACTGACCTTGGACGCGACGCTTTGCTAGAACTTGGTCGTAAGGCTCCTTACTTTAGATTTGTGAATTTCCCAATCGAAGTAACATGTGATATTGAAATTACTGCTACTAATGGTGACGGTATTGATGCTCTTGAAGAATCAGAAAACTTGACTAACCAAACTATTAAGATTGGTCTTCGAGAAGGTACTTTCATTGATTTGGGTACTAAGAACAAACTAAGTAATGTAACTTATGGTGGTGCTGATGCTGGTGGAGGTAACGCGACAGTTACTTATTCTTACAGTACATTCAATGACTATACTGTAAGTCATCCTCAAGACCCTACCTAATAATTAAGATTTTTTGGGGGTAGATTCGTCTGCCCCCTTCCGGTTAATGCAAGCGATAGACGTTGGACAGACGGCAAGTGGAATCATTAACCTTTTGGATGGACAAAACTAAATAAGGTTCAAAAGGATAAAAATATGTACAAAGATAGCTCCCGGTTATACTATTCTCTAGTCTCAAAAATATAAGACATGGAATACTATGAACGGGATTTTTTTATATCTAGAATATGTTCTGGAAGCGTAAGACTCAAGTTTGGGGATTTGGTACTTAAAATCAAGCCACCAACGGCTGAAATCGCATATGAATCACAAGAGGTCTATAAGGAAACGTATGA